CTTCTCTTTTGCGAATCGGGTGCACGTGAGGGTACCGACGTACCCGGATGTATTAGTAGACAGTATCATCCGCTAACACACTGATGCGAGAGAGATGGTGCCGAGGTAGATAAGAGGTCACTACACACTTCTTATCCATCTGAGTGCATAACGCTCGCAACTGGGTGAACTTCGGCGGGAGGTAGTCAGTGCAGCAGACGTGGAACGGTTGTTCCATCACACGTCCGGCATCAGACTGCTCTTCAAAGGGTTCAGAAGAGCTCTCGTGCGTAAGCAAGAATGCATTGATCAGATCGTTGTCAACACCAGAACTTATGTGCGATAAAAGGGTGTTGACCCCGACCCCACCACTTACGTGGTAGGTCTCCGGGATCGTTAATCCCAAATGATCTAGACTTGCACTCATCTGCTTCCACACGAGCCCACGCACACTCGTTGATCCTAGATTGGACGACGGGCTGAGATAATCACACAACGTCGCATATGGTGTGTAGACGGGTACCTTCTTCTGTCCAACATTGAGGCGTGAACACGTTTCTCGACTCGCCGGGCTTACCGCGCCTGTAGACATCGCCAGATGGAAGTCTGAGGATGTAACAAGTCGGATAAGCCAGCGCGAGGATTGGTTCAGCGCGTCCCTCCATGCTTGGTCCCGGACACTCGAATGGAATTCATGGAAGTCGCTCAGGCTTTCAGTCAATTGGGAAGGTATAAATATCTCCCCTCTCAACAGGTTACGCAGAGTCACCCCAAGAAGGCAAGGGTTCGAAAGACCCAACCTTTGCCGCTCGTCGACCATCCCCAAACCTGCAATCGTAGTCTCCTGATTATCGTGACCTATAAGCATCTCCGAAAGTGTGTCCTTGATCTGAGAACTCAGATCGAACACAATCCCGGGTTGAGCGTTTAGGGTGCGATAGGCAGGACGGTTGCGAGTCAGAAGGAAGCCGACGATTTCACGTGTACGGTCAGAGAAATTGCCAGAAGCGTCTACATACCCAAAGCCAAAAAGCTTCTCCGGCAGATCCAACGGGATTTCAGAAGGCAAATGCACGCATTCGGACAGAATGCGCACCAGCCTCAATCCAACTTCGTAGGATAACGACCTTGTCATGGCTTTGACATTGGTGCCTAGGTTCATCCACGAGGGACTCACCATATCACCAGCGTCCATGCCTTTCCGGAAAACATTCTGCGCTAAGGCTAAGTTGCAAAACGGCTCGTAAAACCATTGACGAGTACGAAAACCTGACACCTTGCGAAGGTGATAAACGTGCGAATTGATCTCAATATCCTCATGAGACCTGACGTTTTTCCCCATGGACGGGAACAGGCCAACAATATCGTTGAAACACCACCATTGTTGATAAAGATCAGCATCAGCGATGAATGCAATATCGTCACCGTTTATTTTAAGATTACTCCGCGTCAGATGAACGTGAGACGCTGGCTTGTCGTAAGCACAAGCCCAACAGGCGAAGTTGATTATACAGAGTATCGGGAAGCTCATGGGAGATCCCATGAGTTGGCCATTCATCTGCTTCGTCCATAAAACACTTCCCTTCTTGCCCTTGCTTCCAAAAGCAAAACCGGTCAGCATCTTACGACCAAGCATATGCATGCGAAGGTCCAAACCAGCCTCTACAGCAATACAATCCCAACAGAAATTGGACCATTCCTGTCGAAGATTATCCGTGGCTCCATCGTAATCACCAGACACAGCAATCAATCCTTTGAGGATTTCACTATCGAAACACTCGCGAATTGCCTCTACCGTATCGGGAGTTCCGGTGAAACTAAAAACGGGACACTTTTTCAAGTGTTGCCATAGGAACTTCTGTAACTCTGTAACTCGATAAACAAGACAGGACTCAGACTTGGTTATCGTTCGCACCTTGAATGGTTCGGGTATCCCATATGGAACCGCACCCACCTGATGAAGAAGACGGTTGTCAATTTCTTTATCGACGGTCTCCTGAAGGTCATCAAGCAGGTAATCAAGATATTTGGAGTACATCGTCTCTACAAATGCCTCTCCCTTAGAATCCACCAAGATTCTATCATAAGAGGGCTGTGATACGACTCGTATACGATTTGGAGCTATCTCCCTTTCGTACGTACACCAAACATCCTGAGGGCAGATCGGATCTTCAACAAGACGCCGATCTATCCTGCTCCGCAACCAGAGTGACAGTATAAATCCCAATTGCCCCCCATTATAGCAGGGGTTCTCGAGACTTGCACTGTCCTTTGGAAAGCTTATGGAATGCTTGAACTTTTTGCCGCCATAGATTTCGTGAACTGTTTCACGTATCTTCTTGGCGACAGCAGATTTCATCCATCCAAGCCTCACTCTCTCATCCCACACACCCGTTTCCCCCTTGAGCTGCTCAGCGTGCCGGCAGAAGAACTCTCTGGCTTCGCTGAAAGAGACATTTCGGGGCGATCGAGGCGGATTGGTCATCTTTTTAAGATAATCTTCCCGCGCTTTCTCTTTGAAAGTCTCGCTTATGCATGGCATGGCCACCTTAGACATTTTAATATCTAAGGCGATCAGCTTGTCACGATATCGTGAAGATCGCATAAGTTCCTTGCAACGCTTATACACCCAGCCACCTGCTAAGATGCCAGGGGCTCCTATCTCTCCTTGTGAAGGCGGAATGGGAAGTTGTTCCTTTCGCTGTCGAGCATATAAATAGACTGTGTGATACTTCAATATCTTCTCGGCAAAGCCTAAAAGATACAGTATCGCATATCTGATTACAAACTCATCCGTCACAGGGCCGAAATAGGGTCGCTCTAAGCCTGATCTTACGGTTATTGCAAAATATA